TAGCCCAACCTTCTTTACTATCCTTAACTACGACTGTAGTCTCGCTGTCGAATAACTCTGGTACCTCTGGCAGCTTAGTCACGAACTGACGTTCTACAGAGAAGCCTACACCTGTACCACACAACAGAATGAACATAGCCTCATCGAAAGACTTGGGGTCATCTACTGGTAGGTATGAGCAGTTATACCCTGCTGTGTTGTCACGTTCTAGTGCAGGACCAGCTGTCATCATAGCTCGCATAGAGGGCATAACCTCTAGGTTCAGGATGGCCTGTTCAATCTCATTCTCTACGTCTTGGTCTACCTTTGTGTGTACAAGGTTACTGATGTAACGTGATACAGTCTCGGCCCAAGACTCACGCCGTCCTTCATCCTCTAACCATCGTGCATAACGTGATGTGTGAATAAATGCTTGGTAATCTGTTGGTAACATATTGTTCATCGGTTGTCTCCGTCTCCTTTAAGTTTGCCTCTTAGCTCTCTGTCATCGAGCTTCCTTACGTTCATCGCCAGGGTTACACCTAAGTCACCACCGTAGTAGTTAGCCAGTGCTGTTGCGTAGAATACAACATCCCCTAGTTCTTTGATGATATCAGTTGAAGTGTATCTGTTGTTATCACGAATAAGCTTCTTGATCTTCTCAGCTACTTCACCTGCTTCACCAACTAGCCCTAGTGTGTTCTCGACTAGTCGGTCATGACCCTCAGTTAGGATCTTATCTTCTACCCACTCTGAGTAATCCTTAAATGGGTTACTAGACGCCTCAGTCTCAGGGAACATTTCGTAGTACTCAAATGCTTCCAAGTCTTTATTAGTTATCATGTCTGGTCACCTCACAGTCTTTTACTTTCACGTCATCTACATCGTACAAGATATCTCTTACCAACCGTTCAACACAGAAGGAATGATCTTCATGTACATCAATAAAGTTAGCGTCAGGATCTACCCACAGCAAAACATTTATCTCAAACTCCATTCGGAAACTCCTAGTTATACTTTAGTGAACAGTTGTGTCAATCACAATCTTGTTGTTTCGGTTCTTCTTCCAACCACTCTTGGGGTATAGTCTTGTTGGAATACTTAAATCCATTCTTGATACACCAGTCTTCGTATGTTGTCTTGCTACCCTTATATAGTTTAGCTCGACAGTTTGTAAAGACGAAACGTATATCTAAATGAGGATACTGTTTCTTAATCTCTTTGTGCTTACGTCTATCATCTGTAAGGAACCTTCCCTTAGTCTCAATGATTATACCATTCTCAAGAACAAAATCAGGTGTGTAGGTTCTGTACTTAAGGTCTACCCACTTGATCTTCTTCTTTTCGTAAGTGTACTTAACCTTTTGCTTGTCAAGGAAGGCGGCTGTATCTTCTTCAAGACCTGACCGATATCCTTCCTTGATGCCTCTCATTCTACTTCTATTGAAAGCCACACTTAAAACTCCAAGTCTTCAAAGGCGATAGGTTTCTTAACAACCTTTGTCAGGTACAAGGGGCCGTTGGCGTATACAAACTTACGTAGATTTGGGTAGCAAGCCTTCTTATACTCACAGTAACCACAAGCAAAAGGAAGCTTCTTGTTTCCGTTAGGTGAGTCAGCCTTTTGATCGACAGGTTCGAAGGCTCTCTCTGGTGGTTCACCAGCTGCCACCATCTCCTTGAGGTAGGAGACTTCTTGTTCTTTCTTTTCGAACTCGTCTGTGAAATCGTAGATGTCTAGGCAAACATCCCCATTCACTTTATCAACAACAAGGAACCCGCCCCTCTTCTTGTCTGTTACAAGGGGATCATCCTTTGCTGCGTACACATAGGAAGACAGCTGAGAGATGTATCCGAATGGATCTTCCTTACGTAGGTTACCGTTCTTAAACTTCTTGAAGCCAGCTGGAGATGCAGTCTTAACGTCGATAGTCATACCATCAATGACAGCATCACGGTGTCCTTTGATTCCGTGTACATCCATCTTGTCTTGCATACCTTCAACCTTGTGTCCACCAGCAACAGCTAAGGCAAGGACTAGCTCCTCAACTACATCACCGTAGAAGAACTTCAACAAGGTGTTTGGGCCGAGGCTCTCTGCTGTGTCTGGCATGTTGATCTTGTACCACAGCTTGCGTTTACAGGGTGTCCCTAAAGACGACAAAGACAGGTAGCTGCGTGGCTCCTGCGGTTTCTTAAATCTGCTCTCTGCTAGGACAGCTATGTTCTTTGACATGAACTCTCCAACAGCAGAGTCCCAACCGTTAAGACCAAGGATGGTTTCCTCGATGTCTTGTACTAATGTATCAATACTCTTACTCATCCTAAGACCTTTCTAAGTTATGGTTTGCCCCCACCCAGTTAAGGGAAGGAGCTTTCTTTTAACACACACTTAGAAGAGTCCTAGAAAGGAATTTCATCCCCAGCAAGAACTGGAGTTTCCTCTTTAGGAGAAGGGGCACTTGCTTTAGAAGGAGACCCAGCATCGCCAGAGGCTAGGGAGGAGAGATCCTTGAAACGAGGTGAGCCTCCTTCTGATTCGTAGACGACATGGTCTACAACTTGTACAGACTCAAGGCGTGTGCCGAAACGTCCTTGTCCTGCATCAAATACAGACACAGTAACCAACCCTGTGGAACCATTGCCAATCAAGCCATGTGTTTCCAAGTCCCAAGGTTGACCCTTTACGTCTGCTACTTTTGGTGTACCACCTGCCCACTCATGACGTGGGTGAACACATGGACGTTTAACTGTGACACGTACACCTTCTGCGGTGTTCTCCATCTTGGTAGCACATCCAGCTTCTTTCAGCTTTGCTGCATCTTCATCCTTCAGGATCAAGGTGACTTTGTATTCACCGTCTGTCTCTACGTTCCAAGGGGAACGATCACGGTTGCTTTCGAAAACCTTTGCCCACTCCATTGTTGCGAACAGTTCTAGGTACTTTGTTTTTACTCTATCAGCCATAGTCTTAACCTTTCTTTTTCTAGGTATTTAGTTTGTATCATACAGTTTTAGTGGGTGTCAAGCCAGTTTTTTCCTACATCGTAAGATCCTGGTGTAGGTATCTTGAACCCTAGCTCTTGGCCTACCTCAAGCATACATTGTGCCTGTAGTTTACCTAGTGCTTCGGCTTCTTCTTGTGTTCCTATCACCTCTGTCTGGTATTCATCGTGGATGAAACCCACCAGCTTAAAGTTGATGCCTTGCTTACGTGCCTCAGATGTCCACTTGATTAGAGTGTGCTTCATCAAGATACTTTCAGCTGACTGTAGCATACCAGCTAGAGCCTTGTGTGCTGAAGGTATCTTAACTTTACGTCCGTCATACCCAGTGAAGTATCCTTGCTCTGCAATGTAAGGTATCAACCTATTCTTAAGTTGTGCTAACCCGTCAATAGACTTAACGAATGAGTCACGTGCTTGTGTTGCTTGCTTCTGGTTTACCTTCAGGATCTGTGCAGTCTTAGCTACACCAGCACCAAGAAGCCAAGCATAAATAAAAGTCTTAGCCATGTCACGTGTTGCGTGAGGTAGACCTAGAGCTTTCTTATTAACGTTGTGAATGTCTGTTTCGTTTTCCTTCTTACCTTCCATGATAGCTTTGGCGTACTGATCTGCATCAAAGTGCCGCCACAAGTAGTCTGCTAGAACTCGTAACTGAATACCATCAGCATCAGTACCAACCAAGAAAGAACCACTAGGCACAGTCCAGCATGAACGTAGATGTGAATCATATTGTTTCTTTACCTCTTCGACAGCTGTCTTTGCTTCACCATGAAAGGCAGAAGGAATGTTAGCTGTGTTGGGTGACTTGTGGGCACAACGCCCAGTCCATGCACCTATGTTCATGATGGTACCGTGTATACGTCCATCCCCTTTGACCTGCCCTAGCCACTCCACCAGTGAGCTTCTACGTCCTTCTAAGGTAAGCCACTTAGCCAAAGCCTTTGCGCCCTCAGGGGCATCCTCTGGGAGTGTGGATAGGTTATCCTCTGTGACTGCCCACCCGTACTTGGATAGGTGTTCCTTCTTCTCCTTATAGAATGCTTTGTCCATAGACTTGATAACTGTTCCGTAAGGGTCACCAACATTAAGGCGTTCAAACTTGAGGTGTGTCTTAGTCTTATCGACAGGTTGCCAGCCAGCTTCCCACAAGGCATCAATACGATCCTTAGGAGAACCAGGTTTGAAGTCAATCCAATCGTGACACACAAGGTCTTCGCCATCCATTGTGGTCAATGCGTACTTCTTCTTGGCATTAATCACTGTTGCCATCTCTGTGCCATCTTTCTTGAGGCGATACTTGATCCTATTCACCTCAAGCATCTTCGGTGGGAAGTCTACTTGAAACTGTTGCTCAAGCTTATTCATCTGAACTTGGATTGAGTTAAGAAGGAACTCAGCTTTATTGCTGTCGAAAGCAAAGCCGTAGTACTTAGTCCGAACCAATTCAATCTGTAGGTCATGCTCTGCACGAAGGGATCTCTTCCAGTCAGGATCAAAGATGTACTTCTTGAAGTGCTTAAACAAGGCTTCTGTTGTATCCAAGTCACCATACCAGTACTCAACCATCTCGTCTGAGAACTCTTCAAAGGCATGGAAGTCACCTTTGTACACACCAAGCCTACGTCCCCAAGCATCTAGGCTGTGAGGAGAACGAGCACCCTTAGGGATTGCAATGTCGTAGTCCAGTGTACGAGACACAATCAAAGTATCAATGATCTTGTGTGGATCAATGAGCCGTGGTTGTAGTAATCGGTTAAGCTCTGGTGCATCGAACTGCACAAAGTTATGACCAACAACATAATCCAAAGACTGATACCACTTGATAGCCTCTGCTTTAGCAACAGGATCTTCGTGACACTTCTCAAACTTATACACCTCACCTGTGGTTAGGTCTTTCCCACCACATAGCCAAAGCTTATCACTGCCTTCCAGCTTGTTTGTTTCGATATCACTGACTGCTATCTTCATACTCTGAATGAAACCTCTTCTAAGATTGTGGTGTCTGGATCGTAGTATACCGAACCAGCATTACCTAACTTAGAGAATGGACGGTTCTTGTCAACAATAAAGTTTGTTGTGTTACGTTCCATCTCATCTTCGGCCTCAGTGTCACGTTCTAGTTTGATACAAATGATTGCTTCTTCCTCAAGAGATGCAGCATACTTTGTTCGTCCGTCATCATTGACCTGTGAGATAAAGATCACACCGATGTCTAGTTCTTTGGCTAGCTGTGCCATACGTGCACCCAGTGTTGTCAGTGTACTGGTGGCACCTTCGACACCTGCGTTGGATAGGTAGGCTAGTCGTTGGACGTGGTCAATGAAGATGAACTGTGCGCCGTAGACTGTAGCTGCTAGACGTACATACTCAAGCAGAGCCATTGGGTCATCGTGTGCTTGCATCTCAAAGATGATTGTCTTCTCGTCTTGTGCTGCTTTCTTGGCTGCTTCGATTACCTGATCCTCAGAGATACCATTCTCTTGGGCATCTTCTTTGGTACGAACATTGGCACCTAGCTCATAGGTTGCCATAGCACGGTAGGTTGTGGACTTCATCTCTTCCATGTGAAGCAAAGCAATACGTGTCTCAGACTTCAGTAGGCCAACTTCAAAGTAACGAATAAGTTCTGTCTTACCTTGTCCACGCAATGCCTTGATGAATGTCAGACCACCTTTAACTAAGCCTCGGATCTTATCATCCAAACCTGTGTGTCCTGTTGGAACATACTCGTAAGGGTTCTCTGTTGTGATAGCTTTCTCTACTTCGATGTCACCAACAAAGAAGTTGTCTGGGCTGAAACGTTGGGGCTTCAATGCTGCCCACTTCAAGTCATCGACATCACCTGACGTGATGAAGTCATTAGCATCCTTGTGCTTAGTCAAAGGTACATAGTAGAACTTCTCTGGGAACAGACCATACAGTCTGTTGGCTGCTGCCTTTCCTGCTTCGTCTTGCTCACCAGCATACACGATCTCACTGAATGAGTTGAGATACTCAAAGACATTCTTGATGAACTTCTCTGAGATAGATGCGCTGGGCAATGACTTGACTGGATAGCTTTTACCTAAGGCTTGGTACAGAGATGCCGCATCGAACTCACCCTCTGTTATGTATAAACGTTTGCTTGAACCAGCATTGAAGTCAGGGCCGAATAGATCCTTAGGTGATCCTCTCTGCTCAGTCCAGAACTTCTTCTCGTCATAGCCACGGTACTTTGTGTTGTTAGGGTACTTGAAGGCATACCGAACAGGCACACCATCTTCGTCAAGCTGAAGCTGGATCTTGTACAGACGTGCTACGTCCTCGTCTAGTCCACGAATACCTTTGAAGGTAGCTGACTTGATGGGACGGTTCTGATCTTTGGGTTGCTCTATAGCTTGGACAGGGTATGTTTCCTCTGCCCAATCAAAGATCTGTGTCCGAAAGTTTGGACGTGGGTACGATGAACTACAGCCAAAGCAATAACCTGTGCTCTTCCCAGGATTCCAAGCAAAGGCATCACTGCTTCCGCATGATTCGTATGGACAAGGCTGGTGTGTTACTTCGTGTGTATCTTCTACTGCGTGTGCTGCACTCATGTGCTTATCTCCTTGTGTGTTAAGGGTTGTTCTGTATCTCTATCTTGAACAATCCAGACGATACCTCAAGAGATGATACGATGTCAAGGAACTGTTGGTAGGACATGTATATCATCTGGTACTCCCCTAGTGCTTCCTCGTACTGACGCATGTAGACTGACATGTCGTCACCCATGATAACCTCAACGTCTTCGAACTTATCACTTTCATCTAGGGTAGTGACAACAGTTGCGTCACTCTCAAACTCTACAGTAAACATCAGTCTATGTCTCCCTCGTGCCAATCATCCCAGTCATCCTGATTTGCTTTCTCACGTTCCTTAGCACGTTGACGTTCTTCTTTAGTCATCTCACGGATATGTTTAGCACGATCTACGTGCCACTCTTTAGGTTCCTTCTTTGCCATCGTGCCACTCCACTACTCGGCCTGTGTTCCATGTGTCTGCTGCTGCCTGTGCTGCGGCTAACAGGTCAAACACTTTCACTGGTGTGTTGTTGTCAAAAACTGCTGTGTTCTCTCGCATGTACTCCCATTGTCCATGCTCTATCTCAAACATAACTGCGTATTTCATTTCTTTTATTCCTCGTATGATCTCAGTGCTTCCCACGATACAGGGAATAACTCAATCATCTTATCATCAATCTGTTCAGCCACCAGTCGTGTCTCTAGCTGCGTGTCAGGCTTGCACCGTAGCTGGCACATAGCAGCAAAGGCATCTAGTGATCCAGACCAGTACCACTCAGTCATGGTTGATTGTGGTAGTACCATCCGTGCTTGCTCTGGGGCTACACCTTGCTCAAGCAGTTTCTTGTACACCTCTAGTCCTAATTCTTCGGGTGTGTCGTATGGATAGTGTCCTGACTTTAGTGTGAACTCTTCTAACTCAACTACACCATAACTCCCCTGCTTCTTGTCAGCACTGCGCCCACGCCACTGGTCAGGCACATAGAACTCAGGTTCATCATCAACGTAACGACGACTGATCTCGTTCCAACGCAGGAACTTATGCTTGACCAACTGCCGTGCTATAAAGATTGGTGCTTTGACGTGGAAAGATGCAAAGGCATGACCGAATGGGCTGGTGTGCTTGTGCTTGGCTAGGTACTTAATCAGCTTGGCATCCCGATCAGCTAAGACGTTAGGACCGCCTACTCTACCCTCAAAGGTGCTCTTCTTACCAAAAGACACCCGTGCTGCGTTTACCACTGACAGGTCAGATCCCATGTGGTCAATGTATGTTGCTTCAATCATTTCCATTTCTTCCTTACTTTCCAGTACACCCAGCACTCCATACAGTGATCGTCACTTAAGATCCAGTCTATTAGCCAGACGATGTGGGGTTTGTTATTCTTTTTCCAGTGCCAATTCCTAGCACTAAAGGTTTGGTTGTTGTCTCCACCTAACAGGACGTTGAGCAGTACAGACAGTGCTGTCAGAACTCTGTTGATGTACTTACTTATCTTTTCCATCCTGGGGTTCTTCCTCTTCTAATCTGTCCAGTTCCTCCATCATCACCTCAAGCATAGATTCCATACGAGATGATGCGGCGTTGTGCTTATTGATAAGATCATTGAGGGCATCAGCAATGCGTTGCATGTTGTCGTCTACTCTCTCAAGCTCTTTGTCGTAGCTGTAGTTGAGGTACAAAAGGTATGCTGTCAGACCACCAAATCCAAGCAGAGCTACATTAACCATATCCAAATACATCGTGTGTGTTCCTTTCTTATCTTAGTTAGAACAGTGGGTAGTATACCTCACCTTTATCGAACAAGTCTAGGTATTCGTCAAGGTGTACCCGCAGTTTGTCTGCTTGCTGTAGCTTACCGTCCCACTCCAAGTCATCAATCTTCTTTGTTGTCTGAACGATCAGAGTGTGTAGGCTTTCTACTTTCTTTGCTGCTGTCTGCATGGTCTAACTTTCCTATCCAGTGTGTGACATCGTCGTGTTCATAAACTACATCAAGTAGTTCTTGAATTGGTTTAGGTTGTCGTTCTTCTCTTTCCATTCAAAGTAATCTTCCTCTGATAATCCATTCTCAAGCATGAACTCCTGCATATCAACGACACGTTCTAACAACATCTCAATGATGTACGACATACTTTCTGGGTTGTTGTTTTCCTGTAAGAAATGACCAATGGAGTCATATTCTTTTGGTTCCTTATCTTCTTTGGTCATCTTATCCATACCTTTAGTTTGAACTACAAGAAGGGTCTTAAGGTAATACTAATAGTATATACTTATATTATATTATCTTTATAAGAGATAAAGAAACATAAGTTATTTCTAATAGAACTTACTAGTAGTATTACTATTAGATGGCTTTTGTAGTTTACCTTTCAAGACCCTTCTATTTCTTTTTTATTTAGAGTGTGACAATAATATCACATAGTATAGTACGTTCACACCCACTGCTATCACAAACAACCAGTCCATCTATAGTTGTACTATCAGACTGTTTCGTTGCGTAAAGTTACATCAGCTTCGTGCAGCAAGTAACTGTTCTCAAAGTCTGATTCCTTCTGGGATACCTGTTGTCCTATGTCTAGGTCAGAGTTACCAGATGGTTGCAGTACAACCAGAGAGATGTTACGTTCTTGTACGCCAGCTACAGCATAAGACTTTCGTGCTAACAGAATGTCACCTGTCAATCGGTTGCGTACAAGACAGGGCAACTGCTGTGTCAGTGGCATTGCTGTTGGTTGGTACTCGTTTGATACTACTTGTAAGGCCATGTGTTTTCCTTTCCATCTAGGCTTTTAGTTTAGGGTTCAAGTATACACCAATTAGGTGTCTTGGTCTACAGCTTCCCGTGTTTTCACTAGGTCACCGTATTCGTCGTACTCTATTCCCATTGACTCAGCTATCCAAGTCATGGCTGAACATATGTCATCCCACCGTTCATCATCGTTGTGCATTTCTCTGTGTTCATCCAGAGCTAGCCAGATGGTCTCCAGCCACGAAACAGGATTGCCGTAGGTCAGGTGCATATCTTGTGGTTCTAGTTCTCTAAGGGTCATCTCTGCATCTCTCTGTGTATGTTAGGTTAGTTTGTTTGCTTCAAAGACTGCCTTCGCAAATCCTCTTGGCGTTGCTGATCTGATGTTCTTGGTACGCATAGACTTACCGCCAAGCTTCATCATTGGTTTGCTGTACCCATTGCCATAATATTCAGAGCAATCAACTGAATTTTGTTGTGGCATCTTGAAGTCACCACCTGTCCAGAGGCATGTCTTTTTCTTGTAGGCATCCCTCGGTGGTATATACTCAGGCCACTTCGGATGTTCTGCATCATCCTCTGGGATGTAACCACCATACTCGAATGGATGGAAACTGTGGTCAGGCTTGCGCCACAGAGTAGACAACACAGACACTGGGTTCTCCACAAAGTATGGCACACCGAGGTTGTCGAACAGTTCAGCACACCACTTGGCATAGTTACTTGCCTTGATCTGAAACTCTGGGTCACGTTCTGCTTTCTTCTTGAAGTGTGCAGCACCTGATACAGCCATGTCTGTACACACTGGGAATGCCATACCAAATACTACGTTACGTCCTGCAAAGGTGCCGTAGATTGAAGCCAACACATCTTTGTTGTGTAAGTCTGCGTGTGCATATCGGATAGAACCTTCACTACCTTCAAATGTGTCTGTGTTTAAGTTGTCTTTTGAGTGTTGGATGTCAAAGGCGTAGCAGGTATAACCTGCCTCTGCCCACGGCTTTAGTGCTTCACCTGTGTAATCATACAGGGATAGTACGATACCTTTAGTCATTGTGTTGTCTCCTTCTTCATTGTTCCACTCTTTCCAGTTCTATCTCCGTTACGTTAAAGTCACTGTCATTTAGTATTTGCTCTGCGTCCATCTCTCTCACTTTTGTTTCAGCCTCATACCTGCTATCAGCTTCAACCTCATATGAGTTATGGATAGTTACATAAACTGTATATGTCATACTAACTCCTCCTTGTTAGCCCACTCAGGTGCATTACATATGCCTTCCTCTACTAGGCGTGTTGCTGTTCTCCCGTACCACCCTTGTAAACTCCACACTAGGGCTGTATCAATAAGGTACTGCCATGCTTCTACTTCTTCGTCGTAGTCTGCTGGTACCACACCTTCGACGATCTCTATTGCTAGCATTGTGTTCATTGTCATTGTCTTATCCTCTTGCCCGTGTTGCTTGCTTGGCTATGTCTGCATAGGTCTGACCCTCTGCTATACCGTCAGCCATGTCTACTATCTGGCGTGTAAAGTCTCGGATGTGGTCAAGGTCTTGTGCTGCATCCATCAGATAGTTCAGTGCATGTTCAAAACGTTTCTTGTAGCTGTCGTTATCATCGAACCAATACGATGTGTTTATGCCACGTTCTGTATCCTCTTTGGCTGTCTGTATGTTAGCCATCAAAGCTTTCAATTCGTACATGATGTCCATCAGGTCTGGGTTGTCGTAGTGTGTCATTGTTGTGCTTCCTTTCTTGCGATCTGCATTGCTTCGCCTAGTGTGTATGTCTCAGCTAGTACCGTTATTGTTTCATCTGTTTCTGTGTCATCACGATACACAGAGTAATAGCCCAAGTATTTCAAGGTGTCTTGGATGTATAGGCTTGAACCTAGTAGGTGCCACTGCCCGTCCATCCAATCACCGCCATACTGATATTCGAAATCGTGTGCTTGCATGGTCTCAGTCCTCGTTCAGTGTTATGCACAGTTGACGTACACCATTGGCGTATACACTGTGCAACTCTACATCCACACGTCCATGTGGTGTTTCTGCGTACCTGTCAACAAACTCTTGGTGTGTCACCTCGTTCACGTCTAGGTCATCCAAAGCATCAACAAAGAATCTCACGTTAATATCTTTTAGCATTGTTCTACGTCCTCGATGTCTTTGATTGCTGCGTATACTGTCTTGAATGTGTAGGCTGCACCGTCAGGT